CCACGGCCCTTGTCTATAATGACAGGCGCATCAAATTCTTCGTAGAACGACTCAATAACTCCGCGCATAGAATCGACCAGAATCTTGTGGTTTTTTTCATCTGCTCTGAGAAGACCCGTTGAGGCCCACGTATTAGCCATACCATCCAAGGCAAACACAAGCCCAGATGTGGTGGACACATGGGTCTGCTTGTTCTGGTTCAGTATCGCCGCCAGCACCGTAGAACCGGAACGAGGTACGCCTGACATAAAGTGTAGTTGCGCTCTCATATTTATACCTTTATGTGGTTCCTGCGATGGTGCAAAAGGAGCTAGTACCACCACCAGCAATCTGGCCCCACTCAGTTAGTGCGCCTACTTGAATAGGAGAACTCTTGTCTACCGTAGTGCCATCGCCTAGTTGACTGTAGTTGTTCTCCCCCCAAACCCAGAGAGTGCCGTCTGTTTTAGTGGCTAGAGTATGGAGACTACCCCCAGTGGCGGCATACCACGTAGTCAACGCACCTAACTGAACTGGAGAATAACGTATAGATACGTCACCCAAGCCTAGCTGACCTGAATTGTTATAGCCCCAAACCCAGAGAGTGCCGTCGGTTTTAACACCTAGAGTCTGGTAGTCTCCAGTGCCAACATTTGACCATGTAGTGAGAGCGCCAACCTGTATCGGAGAGCTGTAGTTGGCGGTGCTGCTTTGCCCTAGTGAACCTTGAGCGCCGTTCCCCCAAGCCCAGAAAGTGCCATCGGTTTTAATCGCAAAACTGGCGGTACCACCTACAACTAATTTCGACCACGTAGTTAATGCTCCTACTTGTACTGGGGAACTCTTGTCTACATTCGTACCATCGCCTACATTGCCGTAGTAGTTACTCCCCCATGCCCAAATAGTGCCGTCGGTTTTAATCGCAGCGCCGAAGGAATCTCCCGCAAATGCTTGCAACCAAGTCGTCAGTGCGCCTACTTGCACTGGAGAGCTGTAGTTAGTGGTGTTGCCTAGCCCTAGCTGACCGTAGTTGTTATATCCCCAGCCCCAGAGCGTTCCGTCTGTTTTAACAGCTAGGGTGAATCTGTTACCACCAGCAACTTTAGACCACGTAGTAAGTGCGCCTACTTGAACTGGAGAGGAGTAGCTGGTGGTGTTGCCTTGGCCTAGTTGACCGAAGTTGTTTATGCCCCAAGCCCAGAGCGTTCCGTCAGCCCTAACGGCTGAACCGTCGTAAACACCCTGAGTAATATTACCCCACGTAGTTAACGCGCCAATTTGATTTGGGGAACCAATGGGGTTAGTGGTGTTGCCTAGGCCCAGTTGTCCGTAGGTGTTATTTCCCCATGAGTAAAGCTCAGTTGTAGGTATACCCGTCCACGTACCCGCACCTAAAGCCTGCCCTTGCGTTTGGAGGTTCCACTTACCAGAGTATTGGACACCTGATCTTATAACCGGCATATCAATTCCTTAAATTTAAAACAAGACAATAGATTCCCTACTCCCCGTCATACTAGACAGTACGCTCCATCCAGTAAGTGCGCCTACTTGTACTGGAGAGGAGCGGTAAGTGCTACTTCCCGAATCACCTTGGCCTAGCTGACCGTGGTCGTTATAGCCCCAAGCGTAGAGCTTACCGTCAGTGGTGGTGGCTAGAGTGTGATACCTCCCCCCTGCAACATTAAGCCACGTAGTAAGAGCGCCAACCTGTACTGGAGATGAGTAGTTAGTGGTGTTGCCTTGACCTAGTTGGCCGTAGGCGTTATATCCCCAAGTCCAAAGAGTTCCGTCGGTTTTAATGGCTAAACTGCATTCTCTCCCCGCTGCAACGTCCAACCACGTAGTGAGAGCGCCTACTTGTACCGGAGATGAGTAGGCGGTGGTATTGCCTAAGCCCAGATTGCCTAGGGCGTTATATCCCCAAGCGTAGAGCTTACCGTCAGTGGTAATCGCTAGGGAGTGTCGCCACCCCGACGCAATTTTAGACCATGTAGTAAGACTACCTACCTGAACTGGGGATGAGTAGCTGGTGGTGTTGCCTAAGCCTAGTTGACCTTGGTCACTTTGACCCCATGACCAGAGCGTACCATCGGTTTTCAGGGCTAATGTGCTAGTGTTTCCTGAGGCTGTCTTCGACCATGTAGTTAAAGCGCCGACCTGTACTGGGGAAGAATTGGCAGTGGTGTTGCCTTGGCCCAGTTGACCGTAATTGTTATACCCAAACATCCATAAAGTGCCGTCTGTTTTAAAGGCTGCATTACTGTAATGCCCCCCTTCGACGTTAAGCCATGTAGTAAGAGCGCCTACCTGTACGGGGGAAGAACGGTTGACGGTGTCTCCTAAACCTAATGCGCCAGCATAACCATATCCCCAAGCATAAAGCGTTCCAGCAGGAGTGACGGCTAGGCTGCTAGCTGCCCCATTACTTACTTGCGCCCACGCATTAGTTGCCCCTACTTGTACGGGAGAAGAACGGTCGACGGTGTCTCCTAAACCTAATTGGCCGTTGCTGTTAAACCCCCAAGAAAACAAAGAAAACACAGTCTCCGTGGTCTGCGCCGCCAACGGATCAAAGCCCGGCTTTATAAAATTACCTTTATCGCTACTAATAGGCATGGACTACTCCTTACGAGCTTATTTCTTCATAGCTTATGCTGTAGGTAATCTTGCTTGCCGTGCCGCTTGTTACAGAGATAGACGTGCCTTCCATCAAGTAGATGGCCGTAGTCTTGTCCACAGCAATCAGTGACGCATCAGCAGGAACACTAATTGTAGAAACAATCGGAAACGCTGTACCCCCTGAAGGAGCAGAGCCTTGGGCAACCGCGCCATTGGTATAGAGGCTTACAGTTGTGTTCACCGCGCTAGTGCCATCAACATTAGCCGCTACGATCTGGTTAATCTTAAAGACCTTCCCGCTACTCGCTGCGTTAGGCAGCAAAACCACTGCGGTAGTCGCTGATGGTGTTAGATAGGTCGTCACACCTAAAATACTGGTTACTGCTACTATATTGGGGTTTGCCATTATGTTTCTCCTAGAATCCCATTACCATCGCAAGCGCGATGCTTAATCCTGCTGATATGCCGCTTGCGGCTGGCGTAGCTGAAGACCACGTAGAACCGTTAGAGGTGAGTAAATTACCGCTTGTTCCCGGCGCGACAACTTGAACCGCTGAAGTACCGTTGCCCAACACCACGTTATTAGCCGTTAGTGCCGTTGCGCCTGTACCGCCGTTGGCAACAGCTAAAGTTCCAGCGGTAGTAATTGTTCCAGACCCAGTAATTGGGCCACCGCTGTAAGTAAGACCGGTTGATCCTCCAGCCATCTGAACAGAGGTAACCGATCCGCCTACTTCTGTTGGATTAGCGTTAATAACCGCAGCACCTGCGCCTAAGCCGTCTGTGACAAGCATGACCTTAGAGCCTTTGACAATATTAATTGTAGCCCCAGAGCCTTGCTTGATCGTAATAATTTCACTGCCCGTAGTGGCGTTCTCAATCAGCCACACTTTAGATACTGTATTTGGGCCGAGTGTTACTTCACGAGTACCTGTTAGCGACACCGCTGAAGTAATTTTTAAATAGAACCCGCGAGTAGCGTCAGCCGTAGCGTCAGGCATAGTGAAGGTTTCGTTAGCATCAGCAGCCATCTGCTTAGTGCCGTAGCTAAAACCGTCCGTGACTAGCTCAAGGTTAGTGTTGGTGCTAGTTCCCCAAGTACCGTCCTCATCGCCTGTGGTGATTTCTTTAAGTCTTAAGTTATTTACATAAGTTGCCATGATTTTGTCCTATGCTGCTAAGTTAATATCTACCCAATTAGGGGTTTGTGAAGCATCTATTGTAGTCCAACCACCTCTTATGATTGTCCCTACCGCACCTGTTCCTACTACGCCTATAGGGGTAATATTCGAGCTTCTTGTGTTTGTTACGTTGCCTACTGCACCTGTCCCTGCCACCCCAACTGCCGTAAATATAACTGTAGGGGTTACCGCTTGTACAGCGCCGGTTCCGGCTACACCAGTGACGGCGACGTTCCTAGCATAAGCTGGAGTTACTGTGCCAATGGCCCCTGTGCCTACTACTCCGGTAACAGCGAACACATTTCCTATACTAAAAGTAACTGTGCCTACTGCCCCAGTAGCTGCAACGCCGTTGGGAACAACTGAATCGCTAGTGTTAGTGCTAACACTGTTTATTTGGCCTACGCCTTGTACACCAGTAATCGCAAAGCTTGCAACAATCCCAACTGTGCCAATTTCCCCCGTTCCGGTTACCCCGGTAGGAGTGACCAGTCCTGTATAGTCAAGGGTTACTGTGCCTATGGCTCCAGTTCCAGCCACTCCAGTAGGGATAACAATCGCGCCGAAGTCTGTAGTGACCCCCGCAACTATACCCGTACCAACTGCGGATATACCGTTATCGCCCCACGCTTCCTCACCCCACCCACGAGCGCCCCAAGTTGCACCGAGGTCTACAGTCTTGGCGGGAGCGCCGCCCCACCTGTTAAACCCCCAAGGGCGTTGACCCCATCCGCTCACAATAAGTACCTACTAAGCGATGCGGATAATCGCGGTTGCTGCCGCAGCGGCAGGGAATTGAATCTGAAAATCACCTGAAGATACTGTCTGGTCACCGCCAAAGCTCAACACAGCACAAGCAGAATCAGAATCTCCAGTGTCATAGATCAGGCCACCGCAAGTGGTAAAAGTAGATGATGTCCACGTTTCGTTGGTGAAATCTAAGATAGCTGTAGTTCCATCAGCCGTAGGTGTAACGGACGTTAGCAACTGGCCCGGTCTGGTGTATCCCGTAGCAGTAGCAAGCTCATCCGCGCCCATATCGGAATAGTTAGTGGTTGCAGCGCCATACGTCCCGCTTCCTGAAGCGATAGCTGTAAAAAGCGCCATCTTGAACCGAGTACTTCCAGCAGTGAAATTATGCAAACCTTTCAGAAGTTCTACCTTGAACGATGTCGGCATTGCCGTTGCGATTGTAATAGCCATTTTATACCTCTAATAATTTAACTAATTCTGGATGTCCTGCATCCCGAAAACGGTTGGTTAATGTGGTGTTATGTGAAGCCACAGCTTGTTTTAAATACGCAAGTAATACACCCCCAATCTCTGTCCTAAATGCTTCTGCTTGGGCCTGTATAACTGGATGTGAGTTATTACCAATAGAGATAATTTGATCTAGCGCTTGTTCCGCTATTTCTTCAGGGGTAAAACCCCGTCCCGACATAGTGCCTACTTTCACTATGCCTACTTCCATTCCACCTGCTGTGCTTAACATAATTTACCCTGTATTTACTGTGGAGGTATTCTAACCACTCCACTGCGGAAAGTATCTGTCTCAAGATGCCCCGCGCCTAGATTTTTAAGCAATGATATGGCATCCATATACATTTTATCGTACATAGCAACCATGTCCCCTTCCCCTTTCTGGAACCGTATAGCCTGTACTAAAGCACCATTAAGCAACGCTGAATCAAACTCTGTGCCCAGCCATGTTGTGCCTGCTGTAACTATAGACGTGGGGTATATAGCAAAATGAATCTCTGAGGCATAAGCTGCGTCTGGTGTTGGGCCTAGTATGAACGTGCCATCTCCGAAAATGCCGTAGTGCATAGGCAATCCAGCTGTTGCCGCTACTGGGTAAGCCTCGCGTATAAAGCTTACATCTTTGTTTAGTAAGTAATGATACTCATTATTCGCATCTATAACGGCCAACGAGTACACGTACAGCATGTTGCTCGGCATCGTAAGATACTTGTTGTTAAGGGTAGTTGTGCCCGTTTGATTTTTTCTTAGCGCGGGCAAGTCTACCGCTGCAAAAATAAGCTGCTCGGCTTGTTGCGTAAACATGGCAAGCTGATCTGCCGTGAACGTCTGTTCGCAGATGTCTTGTATATTGGCTATAAGCTCGGTGTAAGTCACCTACTACCCCTTACGCCATCGGCCCACGAGCAATAATACCTTTAGTAGCCGCGCCTACCCCACGTATCTTTATGCCACTAGTCTTAACCGTGCCAGAGGATTGCGCTGGAGAGTTAACTGTAGTTCCGGGGTTATACTTT